TTGCGATTGTGGTTGATGATTATTTACGATATTGGCTTTTTAAAGAGGAAAAACCACATTATCAACTGATGTGAACTGGAGGTGATAGTGATGGCCTTAATTGGTGCAACAATTATTGAGCGAATTATAAATTTTCTTAGAAGCAAGGGTTTAAATGATTTTGGGATTGCTGGTGTATTAGGTAATCTGTTTGCTGAATCTGGATTAAATTCACGCAATTTGCAGAACACATATGAAAAGAAATTTGGTATGACAGATCAGCAATATACAGATGCAGTTGATAATGGTACGTATACTAACTTTATTTATGATAAAGCTGGTTATGGATTGTGCCAGTGGACATATTGGAGTCGTAAACAGAACTTGCTTAATTTTGCAAAAGAAAGAAAAGTATCTATTGGCAATGAAGAAATGCAACTTGAATTTTTCTATCAAGAGTTAAGTACAAGTTATCCTGCTGTGTTGAATGTTTTAAAAACCGCAACGTCTGTACGACAGGCTTCTAATGCTATGCTTATTAACTATGAAAGGCCAGCAAGTCAAGGTAAGGATGCTACGGAGGAACAGCGGCTTAAAGCACAGAATGACCGGGCTGCATATAGTCAAGATTACTATGACAAATACCTTGCAACTAAGAAGGGAGGGAGTTCAATGAAATACACGGAAAAGAATAAACCACTTCAATGTATGATGACCAACAGCACTTGTTATAGACAAACAAGGAAAATGGAAGTTAAGGGTGTTCTGTGGCATAGCACAGGAGCCAATAATCCTAATTTACGGCGATATGTTCAGCCAAGTGCCGATGATCCGAATTATGCTCAGTTGATGCAGTTGCTTGGAAAGAACACTGGTGGCAACGACTGGAATCACACTGAACATCAAGCCGGGTTAAATTGTTGGATTGGCAAATTGGCTGATGGGACAGTTACAACTATTCAAACAATGCCTTGGAATTATCGTCCTTGGGGATGTGCCAGTGGTAAAAATGGGTCTTGTAACAATGGCTGGATTCAATTTGAAATTTGTGAAGATGCTTTGAATGATAAGGATTATTTTGATAAGGTCTATAAAGAAGCGTGTGAGATTACTGCGTATCTTTGTAAGATGTTTAATATTGATCCGCATGGCACTGTTAAGTATGGGAAAATTAATGTGCCAACTATTTTGTGTCACCAAGACAGCTATCAACTTGGATTAGGTTCTAATCATGGTGATGTGTTACATTGGTTCCCAAAGTTCGGTAAAACAATGAATGATATTCGTAATGATGTGGCTACTTTACTTAATCAACAAACAAATGGAATGGAGGATGATGATATGACTGAAGCACAGGTTAAAGAGATTTGTAAGGGCGTTATTGCAGAGCAACGTAAAGAACTGCAAGATAATGATTGCGGTACATGGAGCAAGGAGGCTCGTGATTGGGCAATTAACTGTGGCTTGATTTCTGGTGGTGGTACGTTGCCTGATGGAACTCCGAATTATATGTGGGCCGATCAGTTGACACGTGAACAGGCTGCGGCATTATTCTTCCGTTTTGCTAAGATGATGGGTAAGGTGTAATTATGATTATTAGGGTAGAGCGGGGGAAAAAGAAAACCAGACGTAGACGTAAGAAAAGATTTCATATTGGTTTTACAAACCTACTCGCCCTTTTGATCATGGCATTTTTATGTGCTGGTCTTTTGGGCGGGTTTTATCTTGCGCTGAAAAGTATTGAGTATCAGTACATGGGTGCTTTGGCCTGTTATACCGCCGTATTTGCTCCAATGGGTACGGCGGCAAGTATTGTATTAAATAGCATCGTGCATAAAAGTGATCATGAAAATACTGGAGCAGATGGAGAAGGTATTAAGTTTGCTGCTGCAAAAGCGGCTGGTTTTGTAGAAAATGACTTTGAGGAAAGTCCGCAAATTTAAAGGAGGTTGATTCTATGAATAATATGGTACGTAAGCTGTCCAGTCGTAAACTGTGGGCCGCTGTCGCTGGTGTTGTGGCTGGTTTAGCAATGGTGTTTGGTTTAGATGAAACAACTATTAGCACTGTTGCTGGTGCTGTTGTGTCTGTTATGTCTGTTATTACTTACATCATTACTGAGGGCAAAATTGATGCTGAAGGTGTTAAGAATGCAATCGAGGATATTCAGGACGCAACAAAGGTCGTTGAAGGTGATTAATTATGGTGGAAAAGATTGCTGAACTTCGGTTAGGAGAACTGCTTGGCTATTGTGCTATAGTCGTAGCAGTTCTTTCTACGTTCTTAGAAGTATCTAAAATCAAAATTAATCCTTGGTCTGCTCTTGGACGTGCTATTGGAAAAGCATTAAATGGTGATGTAATGAATAAGATTGACGATTTAGAACGAAGGTTTGATAAGCATGAATATGACAGAGAAAAAGATAAAGCAGATGAACGTAGAGCAAATATTCTTCGTTTTAATCGGGAAATTCTAAGGGAATTGCCACATACACGAGAGGATTTTATTGAGGTGCTTTCTTACATTGACTTCTATGAGGATTATTGTAGAGATCATCCAGAATATGAAAATAATCGAGCAGTATTAGCAATTCAAAATATTAAACGTGTATATAGTGAAAGATTAGAAAAACATGACTTTATATAAAACTTTAGATTCTATTGACTATTTAAGACAATTTTGCTATAATGTATATCACAAATTTAAAAGGCTGTGATTGAATTATGGATTTAAAAGTTGGTGATAAAGTCTTTATTAAACATCCGTCAGGGTTTGTTTCTCATCATACGCCACAATGGTGTTTAAGTTGGACTGGCACGATTGTTAGATTAAATTCGCAAACAGTCACAGTAGAATTTGAAGTGAATGAATTAGAGCATAAAACTTTACGGAGATATATTGATTATCAGGATATTCAAAAGGTTGAAGAATAATTAAGGGGTATAGGTTTAACACCTATGCCCCTATTTTTTACGATTATTTATCTTTCTTTACAAAGACCTGTTTAACGAATGGCCTGACAAACGTTTGTCCCGGTTCAAGATCATAACCGTATTGTTCTGCTAATTGTTTCGCTTCTTCAGATGCTTGTTTTCCTTCTGGTAACTTTCTTATTATTACATTGATATAACGTTCTTCTTTATTATAGTCATCTAAATTTCTGATTGTTAAGTGCTTTGCTTTTGGATCGGCGTTGTACTGATTTTGAAGTTTACCACCTTTATTGAATGCTCTAATTTGAATTGGACAATCATCTTGCAAAAAATTCCTATCGTAATCATCAACTATTCCAGTCAACACCTGTGACGCATACATTGATAAAATCAAAGCAGATAAATTTTGATATGGTATTTTGGAAGTTGCATCTTGTGTTATAGAAAAGAGAAATTTATCTTTTGTATCATAGTATCCAGCTAAACTTCCGTAATTAGTATCTAAACGGTAAAGTAGATAAATACTATCATAATACATTATCTCTTTCATCAATGCTCCAGTAAGTTCACCGGATTCGTCATTAATTTCAAATATAACACCGTTTGTTGGAAGGGTGCGATTTCTGCGTTGTAATTTGCTTTTTAATAATTTAATATCGCAACCACATACTTTCATATTCATCAGTGGTGGTATATTAGAACTATAAAATTGTACTGGAACAATATCAAAGGTAAATTCATTAATAAAAGGAAATAGCGCAGTAGTTGTTACAGCGTGTATTTTTTGTGCCTGTGCTAAAATCTCTAAATCATTTGTACTCTTTACGGTTATTCCTCTCTTTGCATATAAATCATATACAAATTGTTCAGCCTCCATCTGGCTTTTAAATTTCTTTCCGTTTTTAATAGCTTCTTCAAATTCTATACCGGGTAAATCACTATAGGCAAGTGGATATGGCCCCATAAGTAATTCACCATTTGTACTTACACCATAAGCACAGGTATCAAGATCGAATTTATCTTTTCTTAAATATTCAAGTGTTTGCAGTATCATACTTAAATATGCGTCAACTACTTTTTCGCCAACCTTTTCTTTCTTTTCTCTATGCAATCTAACTACCATGCCAATGTATTCAGCAAATTCCTGATACTTGTTTTCTTTTCTAATCTTGTTTGATACTTTGTTGTAGAAAGGGTGCAAATCAAAGATAAATTTTTCTTGGTTAATGCCAGCCAATTCAAGTTCTGCATCAAAAAGTCTAACGATTTCTTTAAATTGTAAATCTACGCAAAAATCATAAATGCTAAACGCCAGTTTCTCAAAAGGTATATCTGCTATGGTCTGTAAAATCATAATAGCACTACTGAAGGTTCTTGACATAATAATTTTAACAGCTTGTGGTTTTCCTTGCATTTTCTTTTCCATGCGTTTACTATATTTCTGTTGCAAATCATATGCTGCTTTTTCAACATCCATAATTGTTCTTTCTCCCGTCTTATAAACTTATTCTATTGTATCATTTGTCAAGTTTAAAATCAAGCATAATAAAAATAGGCAAGCCGTTATCTACAGCTTGCCTATTTTTTACGGTTCGTAAGAAATTTGAAAACCACATCGGAAGTCTTTTTCATTTGGTGTAAAGTTGGTGTAAGGTTCAAAATACTATGCAGCATACCAGAACTTTTGACCGATAAATTGTACAATTTTGTTGGAATTGTAGTCGCATATCCAACTTCTAAGTGCACATCTCGAAAATTGTATCTTTATCCGGTGGA